GCTCGGTCGCGGTCCTCCCGAAGAAGACCCAGCTCAAGCCCATCGAGTCCAACTCGATGGAGGCGAACCAGTACCAGGAGCTGCGGGACTCGATCCTCCCGGACGTGGCCCGGGCCTGGGGCGTGCCCTCGACGCTCGTCGGCGATCACAAAATGGCCCGATGGAGCAACGTGGAGCAGGAGCATTTGAGCGCCCAGATCTGGACGCTGCTCCCGTGGGCCCGCCGGATGGAAGGCCCGCTCGACATGCTCCTCCAGCCGGTCTACGGCGAGGACGTGTACGCCCGGCTCGACAACCGCGGGATCCTCCGGGCCGACACCGCCGCCCGCGTGCAGCTCTACCAGTCGCTGTTCAACATGGGCGCTCTCAAGCCGCAGGAGCTCCGCGAGTTCGAGGACCTCCCGCTCCTCGACGATCCGGCCGCGAACCAGACGTACATGCAGCTGGGCTTCTCGACGCTCGCGAACGCGGCGGCCGCCACCGACGCGCCGCCGGCGGCCGCGGATCCGATGGTCGCCCAGGACCAGGCCGCGCCGGTCGACGAGGTCTCGACGGACACGCCCGGGGAGCCCATGCCATGAACGACATCGAGCGCCGCTACCTCCTGACCGCCGACACGCCCGAGGCGATCGCCGTCGAGCGACGCGACGGCGAGCCCGCCGTCCTGGCCGGGATCTCGCCGCCGTGGGAATCGCTCTCGGTCGACCTCGGCGGCTTCCGCGAGAAGTTCTCCGCCTCCGCGTTCGACGACCTGATCGCCCGCCACCCGAACGACCCGCGGCCGAAGATCGACGTCCCGTTCCTGTTCAACCACGACGCGAACGAGATCACCGGCCGGACCTCGAACGGCCGGCTGACGATCACGAAGGAGGCCCGCGGCCTGGGCTACCGGCACACGCCGCTCATGACCACGCGCGGCCGCGACCTGGTGATGATGGTCGAGGACCGGACGATCACCGGGGCCTCGTTCGCGTTCACCGTCGCCGAAGGGGGCGAGCAGTGGACCGAGGACGAGCGGGGCAACGTGACCCGGACGGTCACGAAGGCGTCCGGCCTCTACGACATTTCAGCGGTCACGAGCCCGGCCTACCCGTCGAGCTCGATCGCCCCGCGGTCGCTCGACGCCTGGCGGGCCGCCCGCCGCATGGCCGAGGCCGGGGGCCAGGCCCGCGGCCTGACGATCTCGCTCGACTACGACCGGACGTTCACCGCGGCCCCGGGCCTGTGGCGGTCGTTCGTGGTCGACGCCGTGGCCCGCGGGAACCGCGTGGTGTGCATCACCCGCCGCGACGACACCGAGGAGAACCGGCACGAGCTGCGGCTCGCGTTCGGCGACCTCGAGGTCGCCCAGATGATCCTCTGCGGCACGGGCACCCAGAAGCGCGACGCGGCCAAGGCCGCCGGCGTCGAGGTCGATGTCTGGATCGACGACTTCCCCGAGGGGATCGTCTCGGTCGACACCGCGCCGGCGGCCGCTCGCTCGTTCAAGGTCTCCACGCTCGCCGGGGCCAGGGCCGCCGCGGCGGCCGCCGTCGCGAGGATGCGGACCCATGCCGGCTAACCGCTGCACGAAGTGCGGCGGCCGCTGCCGCGTCGAGAGCTCGAAGCGGTGCGGACACGAACAGGTCCAGTACGTCGAGTGCCAGACCTGCCGGCAACGCCGCCGCCAGGTCGTGCCAGCCGAAACCATCTGGAGGCGCAAATGATCGCCGAGGCCCCCATCGCAGCGGCCGGAGACCGTGCCGGCCTGCTCGACAAGATCGCCGCGTTCGTGTCGGCCGCCCGGGCCGTGTCCGCCGACGGCCTCACCTGGGCGGAGTTCGGCGAGCTGATGGTCGGCCTCCTCCGCCTGGTCGTGGCCGTGCTCGACACGGTGACCACGCTCACCGGCGAGCAGAAGAAGGCCCTCGCCCTGGAGGCCGTCGGCGACCTGTTCGACGCCGTGGCCGACCGGGCCGTCCCGCCGATCGCCTGGCCCGTCTGGATCGTGGCCCGGCCTGCCGTTCGCTCGCTCGTGCTGGCGCTGGCCTCGGGGGCGATCGAGCAGCTCCTCCCGCTCGTGAGGTCCAAGTGATCACCGTCGCGCTCATCGCCGCCGCCGTCTACCTGTTCGCCGGCGACCGGATCGGCCATCTCGTCGCGGCCTTCGCCGAGAAGGCCCCGACCATCGAACGGCGTCACCTGGTCGGGGCGGCGCTGCTCGCCGCCGCCGCCGTGATGTGGGCCCGGTCCGAGCCGCAGTCGCCGACGCCCGCCCCCGGCCCGGCCCCGGATCCGGCGATCAACCTCCGCGGGATGTTCGTCGGCCCCGACGCGGCGGCCGACGCCGCGGCCGTGTCGGCCCACTTCGCGGAGCTGGCCGACGAGCTCGAGCACGACGGCCAGCAGGCCGAGCCGCTGATCCGGACCGGCGTGGCGTGGGACGAGCTGCGGACCCGGGCCAAGGCCCTCCGCTGGAAGGGCGTCTCGCTCGGCGAGAAGCATCCCCGGGCCCGCGAGGCGATCCGCGAGTACCTGGACCGGACCGCCGGCACGAGCGGGGCCCCGCTGTCCCCGGCCCAGCGGTCGACCTGGGTCGCCGCCTACCGCGAGATCGCGAGGGCCGCCGATGTCTCGCGCTGACGCCCGCCACCTCCGCCTCCTGGCGTTCGTCCTGCTCCTGGGCGTGGCCGCCGCGTACCTCGTGGGCGGTTTGCGGGCCCGGCCTGCCGGCGGCTGGTTCGGCCTCGACGGCGAAGCCGACTACGGCTACCGGCCGGACCCCGAAGGCGTGGCCGCGTTCCTCCGCGAGCTGCCCGAGCCGATGTTCCGCGACGCCGGAGCCGAGACGCTCCGCGAGACGAAGGGCGTCGACACGTTTCTGTACCGCTCCGCCTACAAGGCCCACCAGGCCCTCTACGCGAAGCCCTGGGTGGTCGAGCGGCAGGGGATCGGGGACTGCGTCTCATGGGGCTGGGCCCATGGGATTTGGATCGCCCAGTGTGTCGACTGGGAGACCGGCCGGCTGGCGAACCCGCCGCCGTTCCCGGCCACCGAGGCGATCTACGGCGGCTCGCGCGTCGAGGCCCGCGGCAAGCCGGGCGACGGCAAAGCGGCCGTCGGCGGCTGGAGCGACGGCTCGTACGGCGCGGCCGCAGCCAGGTGGGTCAAGGACTGGGGCGTGGTCTACCGCGAACAAGTCGGTGGCCACGACCTCCGCGTCTACTCGCCGGACCGGGCGAAGCAGTGGGGGGCCTACGGCAACGGCGGCCAGGGTGACGGCGGCAGGCTCGACGCGCTCGCGAAGAAGCACCCGGCCCAGCACGTCGCCATGGTCAAGACGTTCGCCGAGGCGGCCGCGGCGATCGAGGCGGGCTTTCCGATCCCGGTCTGTAGCCTGGTTGGCTTCGAGTCCGTCAGGGACCAGCACGCCTACGCGAAAGCCTCGGGCCAGTGGGCTCACTGTATGGCCTTCGTGGCGGTCCGCTACGCCAAGAACGGCTCGCCCGATGATGCCCTGCTCTGCCTCAACTCCTGGGGGCCGCGGTGGATCTCCGGGCCGAAGTGGCCGGCCGACATGCCCGAGGGCTCGTTCTGGGTTCGCCGGGCCACCGTCGAGCGGATGCTCGCGAACCAGCCCGACTCCTTCGCCGTCGGCTCCGTGGCCGGCTTCGGCTGGCGTGATCTCTCGAACGACGTTCTGACCCCGCCCCCGCCCGACCAGGCCAACGCGGCCCCGGCGCTCGGCCTTGCCCTTTGAGGATCCCATGCAGATCAACCGCTCGACGCTGCTCGTCCTGGTGATCGTGTTCGCCGCCGGCTGGTGGACCAGTTCGCGGCCCGCCCCGACACCGACGCCGCCCGACCGGCCCTTCCTCCGCTGGATCGCCAAGGCCGCGAAGAACCTGCTCTGGATCGCCATCGTCGCCGAGCCGCCGCCGGCCGAGCCGACGACCCGCGTCGTCCATGCTCGCGTCGACCGCGACGGGTTCCGGATTCTGGAAAACGGAAACACGCTATGACGCTCTGGCGCTGGCTGATCGCGTTCCTGACCTGGCTCTCGGCCGACCCGCAGGCCGCGGACCTCGAGCACCCACGCGCGGCCGCGGCGGTCTCAGCCGCCCGGGCGTCGATGCTCGTCGAGGCCACGCCGCCAGCACCGGCGCCGCAGCCGACGCCGCAGGCGTGCGACTGCGGGCAGACCTGCGTCCGCGGTGTGTGGAAGCCCGACGGCCGCGTCGAGCAGATCTGCCGCTGCCAGTGTGACCGTTGCAAGCGGTCGCGGGTGACGGGCCGAGTGCCCGAGGCGTGCCCGGACGGCCGCTGCCCGACACGCTGAGAAA